CCTTCAACTTTAGGCATACGACGCCATGCAGCCATGATTGGCTTGATATTGTCATCAGCAACGTTCATAAACACGTTAGCAACACCGTTGGTCACCGAGGTAGTACCATCGGAGAAAGTACCAGTTTGCAGACGGTTAGAAGTGATGATGTTCCAGCCATACAGGTTCATCAGGAATTGATGGTCACGATCGAAACCGTTTTCCAAAATCTTCTGACCAAATGGGGTGACATCACGAGCCAACGAAACCAGCTTGTCCAGAGTAGCAGCAGCCACTGGATCAATAATAGCGATACGACCAGCCATAGGGACATTAGCTTTGTCAAAGGCCAGCTTCATTTGGATGAAGTGGTTCAGCGACAGAACATTGTTGGTTTCTGCAGATGCGATACGATGGGCAAAGCCATTGACAGCATTAGCAGCATCATTCACTTGCGAAGTGTTGCACTTACGCAGGAAGCGGGTTTCAAACGTCTCTTGAATAGCACGGGTCGATTCCGAAGAACGAGCCGACATCAGAGCTTCAACTTGAGCGCCATCTTCACGCAGTTCGTCAGTAACATACCAAGCATCGCCAACGTAGTCGGTAATGGTCAGAGTAACTTCGCCTGATTCGATTGGGCTATAGTCGAATGGAACTTCTTCAGCACCGTCTTGGATGGTAACAGTACCAACGGTTTTGATATGGAGGGTGTTGCCCGAACCGAAGTCCGAGACGTTACGGTACATAGTGCCTGGGAGCATACCGTCATGCAAGTTCTGCAGAATGAAGGCAGAATATTGTTCTGCTTCAATAAATGCAGTGGAATTACCACGATTTTGCGACATTTAGATTCCTATTTAAAATATTTATTGTAAATCTTTGGATTTGTAAGATCGTTAATACTCAAACCATTTCTTTGAAGTTCTTCAACCATAGCCTTAGCTCTATCGCTAGCTTGCTTGAGATCATCTTGTGTTGCACCAATTAATGCGGGTTTAGGATTACGTCCGACAAACGATTCTTGTTGTGGCTGAAAAGCCGCAGTATTCATACCGGAACCAGTAGGTGTATTAGCCGCCTTAGGAGCTGCAGGGACACCAGTAATTCCAAACATATTCAATACTGCTTTAGGTTTAGTAGCGGCAAGAGTATTAATCTCTTCTTGGGACATACCGAATTCAGCAGCTTTAGCGTAGAAAGTTTTCTCTGCATCAGCTCCGAGTACAGTCTGGAGAGTAGAAACTACCGTTGATAAATTCTGCTTCTGAAGGGTTTCATTATCCTTCTTAGTCATGGTACGTGCTACTAAATCAGCGATTTGCTCCTCAGTAATTCCAGATGCTGCGGTTGGCAGGTTCTGTTGTTGCTGTTGAGTGAGCTGTGCTACAGAAGATTCTACTTCTTTCAAGCGAGTAACTTCCTCACGCAATCTGTTGATTTCAATTTCCTTATCGCTAAGTTGAGACTTAAGCTGAGGAATAAATTCTTGTGCGTGTTTAAGGCCGTTAAGGGCTTCCAGAGGGTCTTTGTATTTAGGCTCTCCTCGTTCATTTTTAATATCTTTAAGCAGGTCGGTTAAAGCATTATCCACTACTGGAGGTGTACTCGGGCTAGGAGTACTTGTTGGATTTGCCGGGTTAGGCGTATTGTTTGGATCAAAAATACTTGTCGGGTCTGACATGCGTATTATATTCTTTCTAATTTGTTTAAGGAGTACATAAGTATTTCTAGTATAACGCTAGAAATATTAGTATTAAATACTCTCTCTTTATTTCTATATTGAAACAGAGAGTAATTATTCGATTCTTCGAATCATATACTAGAGATACTTAAGAGATACTCTTATCTACTCGAAATTTAGACTTTATTCGACATATTAATTTGAAATAAGTGAAATAACCTCTGAAAGAGCTCTTTCATACCCTCTAGCGTCAGCTTGTTGGTATGCCCAGTTAGCTTTCTCATAGCCATCCTCACTACGTGATTTCTTTACAGAACTGTCTTGCTTTTCTTCAAGAAGCTTAGAAAGACGCTCTCGTAACAGAGCGCCTCCTACAAAATCTTGTTTAAGCTGGACTATTTGTTCTGCGTTTAAGCCTTTAGTCCAGACTGTTTTCATGGTGCTTGAACTGGAGCTGTAGCTTCCATTTGTAAATCCTCTTGCGCTTGATTAGATAGGCGCATAGTTTCTTGTTGTTCAAATACTGCTACGTTAGGAGAGAACAATTGATAACGCTCAAGATTAAGAACATCCTCAACAAGCTTAGACAAACTCTTAGCACTAAGATGTGGAGAGATTTGAGCCCACAATTGAGTATTAGCAAGGCTACTCAGATTCTGTACAAGCTGTGCTTGAGCAGCAAAATGTCTAGCGCCTACAGGACGAAGCTTACCAGAAGCAGTAATATCGTCTTTAGTAATCGTCATAAAGATTTGAGCACCAATATCATCATCAATTACTCGAATAACATCTGTGTTATCTAGATTACGCTTAGCTGTTTCCAACATAGCGTTCAATGCTTTCTCAAGAATCTCAATTTCAAATACAGTGATTTTCTCTTGAAAGATACGTCCTGCAGCAGTAGCAAGCTGTTGTACTTCAAAAGCTGTCTTCTCACCAGCAGTACGAATGCCCATAGCCTCTCTAGGAGCTCCTGCATACATCTCCATACGCTGTTCTAATACCGCTATAGCATTATCGGATTGAATGACCCACTGAGCGTTCCTACCGAGTTCTGTGACACTACCGTTCTCATCAATATGAATCTCTTCACCCGGCTTATAACTAAACTCTTCTACTTCACCAGCAATAACCAATGGAGGCAGTACAGCCAAGTCCATAGCATCTGCTTTCAGATTCTCTAGATGGTCAATACGATATTGCATACCCACCAAGTTGTCTAGAGGCCCCATAGCCCAGAGATTATCTGGACGAGTACGCCAGCCTGTATGGTAGATTGGAGCGTGTCCAAGCCAGCTAGGGATAGCGTCATTACGGATTACCCACATACGATCTACTACAGTGATTACACGACCACGGGAGACAGTGGAAGAGTCTTCTGAATAGATGTCACCATAGAATTCTAGAAATTCTACATAGTTGCTTGAAAGATAGTCTTGATAACTACCAAAGCCATCTACCAACAAGCCTTCTTGTTTATCCGACTCTTCAATACCATAGGCATTCATATGCTTACGGAATACGTCACGTTTAGCCAAAGCATCTTTGAGATACATATTATCTGGCTCATCTTCAGCCATCATATACAATTCACTCAGGTTACGGAGACTACGTACAATCTTAAATGAATCTTTAAAGGTGCTTGCCATTGGATTAAATACAATATCCAAAGGGCTAATACGACGAATCTTAGGGCCAATAAAATCAGGAATCTTACGTCCATTATCATCAAGGCGATAGGAGGCCTCAAAATCGACCGTAGCGAAGACATTACCATAGTCGATGTAGTCATATAACAGCTTGCTGCATTCGCTCCTAAAATGTCCTTCTCGTGTCTTGTTGGACATATACGATTCAATAGCAGATACTTTCTGCTTAGTTGCATCTTCTACACTATAAGCTTCCCACTTCAACCAATCGTCATTAGGAAAAAGAGCAGAAATATAATTGGAATGCAAATTGTCACGAATCTGACAAAGCTTTGGCAAAGTAGTACTATTCTTCCAAGGAAGGGATTTATTAGTAGTTGTAGTTGTATCTGTAGCAAAAATATAATTACGAAGTTCTTTCCATTGAGTAATCTTTTCATGACGGTTGGTATTATACGTATGCCAAGTAAATGAAATATATTTAGCAAGACTGTCTCGCCCAAACATACTTCCAATCTCTAGACCTTTTTTAGCCATATGTTTCCTTATTATCTAAACTTCACACCGCCAAAGCGGGACTCGAAGCGTATTACATTATTATCTCGATCATCCGAAGAGCGAGTACGTTTAGGTTTCACTGCAATTTCTACCGCAGAAGCAAGAGCATCTTTAATATCGTCATGTGCTGGACGAGCAAGAATAAGCTCTTCTTCAAGCACATCAATATATCCACCTTTAAAATGCCAGACAGAAAGATTTTCATAACGATGTTCTAGAGCTGCAGCAATACGCTCTGCTTTAGTTCCTTCATTACGTGTAGGCCTAAACTCGTCAATAGACAGCCTTAAACCCTCTTCTCGCATCTTATCTTTTAAATCCCTTACAATCACTGCTTGCGCTACAGTAACCTCTGCACGGAGCTTTTTAAATTCCCATTTAGAATGTAAAGAAGCAATACGATTAAAATACTCGCCAATTTTCTCACTCTTAAAATGATCTATATCTAAGATATAAATATAACCTTCTTCATCAATTCCAATAACTACAATAGCTGTGCTATCGCTTTTACGACTTAAGCTAAATGCAAAGTCAATGGAGGCATATACATTAAGTTTCTTATTCTTAAAATACCAATCACCGCCTTGTTGCTTTAAAAACTTCTTATCGTAATACTGAAATCTATCTCTATTAATACGATTGGAACCCGGATCATTTGGATTATTATAATACTGTGCATGAAACTGTACCCTATCTACGTATTGAGCACGAATCTTAGAGAGCACTTGAGCATCAAATCCAAAGAACTTTTTATCTGAACGCATAGACTTAGGCCATAGGAATACACCATCAACTTCTACTGCATATTCTTTAATCTCCCAAACCTTAACCCTATCTACAATTTCACCTTCTTCGTTATAAATATCGTATTCTTGTGAACGCCATGTATTATAAATATCAGAAGGATGGTAACGAGTACCACAAGCCATTGTAAAACCACCAGCATTTAAAATAGAAGTAAATTGAGAAGCTTTCTTTTCTACGCTTTCTCGACCATCTTCTGTATAAGCATTCTCGGGAACAACCAAGTCATCAGGAATAAGAATATCAGCGTGCCAACCAGTCGTATTAGTAGTAAGACCAGCAGTAGAGATAGTTGCGTCACGAATGCCTTCAGTTTTCCTACGAGGATGGTCAATAGAAATTGCATCTTGTGTCCATTTTTCTCGTTTACCTTCTTGTGGATGTACATATTCAGGGAAGTAACGAGTAAAAGAAGCAGAAGTAAGAATGTTCTTAATGGCGTAAAGCTGAGTAATAGACAGCCCTGCTGTAGCAGACACATAGAGCATTGTTACTTCTGGATGCTTAGTAATAATCCATGCGGCCCATGTAGCCACCATGTGACTCTTTAAATGACCACGTGGCAACATAACAAGCTTATTACTTACTTGAATTGAACCTTGACCGAATAGAGAATACTCTTCCATCCATTTATAAATCTCTTTATGAATTTCTCCATAAACATATCCGGGATTAACCAAACGAGCAAAGAAGTAGAGGTCTTGCATTGCGGTATCACGAATTTGTTTTGCTTCTTCTGGCATCTTCTCCAGTTTACGTTTTGCTTCAATTAACCATTGGTCTTCCATTTATTTCCTTACTTAATCAGCCGTATTACATCTGCTTCATATTCATCAGAGATACCAGCTTGTATTTTCTTTTCCCGTTCAACCTCAGCCTTTGTAGGCCGTCCAGCTCCACGAGTTGACCATCCCCTATCAGCCAGCCACTTAGCAGCTTGGTAGTTGCCCTCTTGAGCTGCAAACATTGCACTCTTAACTCCACGGGAGCGAAGCTTAACTTCCAGCTCATCCCGCCATTCATCAATGTAACGACGAATTAGTTTATTCTCACAGAGTCGTTGCCAATGCTTCCAATTAACAAAGCAAGCAATAGCAAATTCATATTCTGTAGGGTCTTCCATTTCTAAGTAGAGACGTTTAAGGGAAATGTATTTCTTCCCATTAAGCTCATGATCTTGATCCTTAAAGGTATAAACCGCCTCATCTCCATACCCTAGTTCAAGGAAAAGAGATTGAGTACGGAATTTACCCATAGTGTCAATCATTAATTCTTTTTTAATTGTCATACTATACCTTTTTGCCCAAAGGACAATCTATAACTAATACAAAAATTTCATCTTCAACTCTAAATACTACTTTACCTCTCCCCATCAATCCTTCGCATAAGACTTGTACGCCATTACTTAAAGGCCCGTCTTGCGTTTTCGTATTCGGAGTAGTAGTAGTCTCGTTCTTTAAGGACTCCTTCTGCTCTGGCAGCTTCCCTCGCAAGAAATTCTGCATCCTCTCGGTAAAGCTCGGCTCCTGTACAGGTGCTTGTATTTGAGGGAGTTGAGGAATTTGTTGTGGAGCTTTCACGCTTTTTACGGTACTGCAACTCGCTAAGAGTATTACTAAGGCGAGACTGAATAGTTTTAAGTTGTTCATCTTTTTTCTCAATAGTTTTAAAAGATTGTTCTTTAAGAATACGTTCTGTAGCAACTGCTTTTTCTACTGCAGCAGTAACACTTTTTTGATATGTAAGTTCTACTTCTGCCTTAGCTTTGATAACAGCATTATGCACTAATACTTTATGGGAAATACCCAGTATTAATATAATACCTACTATCCCTAGGCAATGGAGCCAATACTTTTGAAACATTCATTTCTCCTAAACACATAGAACGCTCATAGAGACGTCTATTATAAAGGCCTTTGCTATACTTACCATCAGCATAAACCCATCTTAAAAGCCCATTACAAGCCTCTGTATAGCGTCCCTGATTAAGAGGCTTCAATACAGAATTGGATGTACAGAAAGCATTCACTCCTACGTTATACGTAAATAGAACAAATGCGTCATATTGATATTGGGTAAGAGGGACATTGACACATTTAAGAACACCAGCAGCATGGATAACAAGCTCTTTTTCTAATAGAAATTTACATTCTTGTGGAGTGTATTTCTTATTCTTATTTATATCTTTTCCTGTATATCCATGACATACAGTAACAACACCTACAACATCGTCATAGGCGTTATACTTAGTCCCTTCCCAATGGACAGCACCAGCGATTAATGCAGCACTGATGCTCCCAACTAACCATTTATTCGCTAGATTCATTGGACTTATCACGGTAACGTGAATACATCGTATAAACCTTATCAATTAACATAACGCTTACATAAACAAGCGTAATCAATTGTACTAATTCTGGAATACTAAATCCAAACATTGTAAGTCCTGACACTGCAATAGGCGGAGCTGCTTTAGAAATTATGTCTGTAGCAGTATCCGTATGATTAGAAAAAAGAGCCATTCCTTAGTATTCCTTATATTTTAGATTAGTCATTGGTAGGCCATGTAAATACAACACTAACAAGCTCTGGAATAGTTGTTGCAGCATTTACACGAATTTCATTTTCATCACTTGCAAGACGAATAGCC